AATCTTGAAAAAGAATCTAAGGCTCGTGAAGCTATTTTATCAAGACCTAATATGGGTGGCAAATCAAATGATATTGATGAATTAGAAGTTAAGACATTCTGTAATTCTTTACTTGCTTATGGCAAAAAAGAAGAAGTTACCTCTGAAAAACTTGCCGCTTATCAAAGTTCATTTGAAAAATTGCTAAGAAAATCAATGAATCTTAATTTTCTTGATAGCTCTGAAATCAAAACTTTGCAAGTAGGCGATGATTCTCAAGGTGGTTTTTTAGTTCGCCCTCAAATGGCAACTACTATTATTCAAAAATCATTTGAGACTTCACCAATTCGTGCATTAGCTACTTCAGTTAATATTTCTACTGATAGCTACGAACAAATTGTTGATTTCGATGATTTTGAAGCAGCTTATGTTGCAGAACTAGCAACAAAAAATTTAACCTCTAATACAACTTTTAGCAAAGTAAGAATTGAAGCAGAAGAAATTTATGCTAAACCTCTTATTTCTAATAAAATGTTGGAAGATAGCTCTATTAACATTGAATCTTATGTTATCGGAAAACTAGCTAACAAATTTGCTAGATCAGAAGCTACATCTTTTGTGTCTGGTAATGGTGTTGGACAAGCTAAAGGTTTGCTTTCTTACACTGATGGCACTGTTTATGGTAAAGTAGAGCAAGTTGAAACACAAAACTCACTTAATGTTAATACTGATGATTTGTTAAATTTAGCTGGTAAGTTAAAAGCAATTTATCACAATAACTCTGTTTGGTTAATGTCAAGAGTAACTTTCTTTTCAAAAATCTTAACACAAAAAACAGGAACTGGCGAATATATTTTTGAGTCATTTAGAGATCCAAAGGATGGTAAAATTGTTTATTCAATTTTAGGCTATCCTGTAGTTTTCTGTGATGACATGTTGCAAGCTAGTTTAACTACTGCCTTTGTTGCTGGTCAATTACCAATTATGTTCGGCGATATTAGAACTGCATACACTATTGTTGATAGATTAGGAGTTTCTATTCTTAGAGACCCTTATACTCAAGATGGTGCTGTTAAGTTTTCAGCTCGCAAGAGAAGTGGTGGCGGTGTTGTAAATACCGAAGCTTACAAAATATTAAAAATTAAAGCATAATTTAAAATGTCATCAAGAGAAATATTTAATTCAATTAAAATTGAAAATGTTGTTATTGCTCAAGTTTTAACAGCATCAGCTACGCCAACAGTAATTGATATGTCAGATGCTTCAAGCGTTGACTTCTTAGTTAATATGGGAAATTCAGCCGACACTTTAAGTGGAAGCGTTTTTTGGACAATTAAATTGCAAGATAGTTCAGATAACTCTACATTTGCAGATGTTACTGATTCTGAAAGCCTTTTGATTGCTATCAATGGCGTTAAGCAAGACGGGGCAACATCAATTGTTGTTGACGCTCCAACTGAAGATCAGAAAAACTTTGAGATTTCTTACAAAGTGCCTGGCAACAAGCAATACCTTAAATTGTTAATTAACGCAACAGGAACCCATACAAACGGAACTCCAGTGGCGGCAGTTGCTATTAAAGGAACTTTAAAAGTTTCTCCAGAAACTGGCAAAGCTAACGCTTAGTTAAAAAAATTAAAGGAGGGTTAAAATCCTCCTTTAAAATTAAAATTAAAATTATATGAAAAAAGCAATTTTTCTAAATGATGTAAGCGGCTCTATAAATGGAATTACAGTTAAAGATTTTGTCAAAGATTCTATTTATAATGTTGATGGACTTGAGCTTAACGAGTTCTTGTTTAAGTCTTGGAAGAATAAAGGTATCGTTAAAGAATTTATAGAAGAAAAGATGTTATCAAAATTTGAAAACAAAGCTATTTTTTCTTCTTCTGAAAACAAAGAAGAAGAAATAACTTCTGAAATTGTTGAAGAAGTATCTGAAAACAAAGAAGAAGAAATTAAAATTAACAATAAAAAGAAAGGTAAAAAATAATGACAGCAAATGTATTAAATAGAATTGAGCAACCAGGCTCTGGCAACGATAATAAATATATTTTTGGTGGATCAGTTGAAACTGAAGCTGGTCAATCACTTAAAAAAGTTTATTTGCCTGTTGATATGACAAATATTTCTTCTGCTGCGGTAGTTTATTTACCATGTCCAGTTGCGGGAACTATTACCAAAATTACAACTATTATTAATGGAGCTATTGCAACAGCTAACGCCATTTTAACAGGTAGAATTGGATCAACTGCAATTACTAGTGGCGCAGTTACAATTCCGTTTTCTGGCTCTGCTGCTGGTCAAGTAAATTCTACAACTCCTACCGCTTTAAATACTGTTGTTGCAGGAAATAATATCAACTTTACTGCTAATAATGCCTCTACTAATACAGTTAGAGCAACTATTGTAGTCGAAATCACATTAAGCTAATGCCTACTAAAGACTTTCAACCAGTTTTAAACTTTGATTTACAAGCTGTAATTGCTAATGGTGCAACAACATCTAATGCAGTGGATTTATTAGGTACTAGTCTTTTAGCCTTTGTTACCGATGCTGCATTAAATGGGACTGCTTTTACTTTTACAGTTTCTGACGATTTAGCTGGAACTTATGTGCCGCTAAAGAGAATGTCTGATGGGACAACTTTAACCGCTGTTGTTGCTGTATCTGGGCAATATGCAACAAACCCTGCTGACTTTGCTTCAGTTAGGTTTTTAAAGATTGTTTCTGGAACTGCTCAAAGTGGAGCGGCAACTACAATTAAATTAGTAAATAGAAGATTAGCGTAATGGCAAACAACACTAACTGGCTACCTTTCCAGCAACCACTTAACTATATTTTGGTAACTGGAGCTGGATCAACATTGCCAGTTAGTTTGTCTGATGTTAAAACTTGGTTGAAAGTACCCAGCACTATTACTGCTGATGATAATCTAATCACTGCTGTTATTAAATCTGGTGCCGCAACATTTGAAAAAATAACAGGCAGAGATTTAATCAACAAGACCTATAAAACTTACCTAGATTCTTTTCCTTGCGTTGATGGGCTTAATTATTATACAGGTGTAAGTTCCTTAGCTCTGAAATATAATGACAACGGAATTATTTTAAAAAAATCTAAGCTACAATCAATCACTTCAGTTCAATATTATCTTAACGGAGTTTTGACAACTTGGAGTTCCACTAATTATTATATTACAGACTTACCTGATTATTCTGCAATTTACTTATTAGCTGACAAAGAATTTCCATCTGATATTGACATTAGAAAACAAGCTGTTGTAATTAACTTTGTTGCTGGCTATGGCTCTTCTGATGCAAATGTGCCAGAAGATGCAAAACAAGCTCTTTTACAATTTATTACTTACCTTTATGAAAATAGAGGGGATTGTGCAAGTTCAAAAGATATGCAAGCAGCAATGGACTTATTCAGCCAATTTAAAATTATTGATTTCTAATGGGAAGTTGTGCAAGAATTAAAATAAGACCAGCTAAAGCTTGTATAGGTGATATGAAAGCCTATATTTCTATTTATAAAAAAACAAAACAAGCTACAAGCACCACTGCCGTTGATCCAAACCTAAATCTTACTTTAGTTGTTGCAACTTGGGCTTTACAAAAAAGTGTAAGTGGTGAAGAGATATTTGATGGCGTAAATATGATTGGCAAAATTACTGACCATTTCTTTATTCGTTATGGTGCAATCACTGCCTCAAAAATCCATCTTTTAGAGTATTCTGGCAATAGATATGAAATTGTTGAAGTAATTCCTGATTACGAAGGAAGAAGTGAATTAACGCTTCTTAAATGCTCAATTAGAGGTAGTTCGGCTTTAACAAATACCAAAATATGAATGTTAAGTCTAAAATTCCAAAATCAATTTTTAATCTGGATAAGATAATTCAGCAAGGAATTAGAAAGGGCTTGCAAAATAGCTCAATAGAAATCGCAGGTAGTGCAGGGACAACAACAGGCGGACTTATTAAAGATGAAATGAACAAGCCTAAAACAGGCAAAATTTATCCAATAATTGTAAAAAAAAGAAGAAGATATACAAACCATCAAGCATCAAACGATAGTGGATTTGAAAGCTCTGCCGTCTTATCTGGAGAATTAGCAAGAAGTGTAAGAGGAAAAACACTTGGTACTAATAGATTAGAAATATCAGCAAATACACCTTACGCAGCAATTCAAGAAAAAGGTGGTGTAAATCCTGCTAGTAATAAAAACTATTGGCAAGATAGCCCAAAAGGAGCAAAAAATAGATTTTCTGGTCTTAAAATAGAGGCAAGAAATAATCTTATCCGCCCAATTACTTTAGCTCGCGGCAACATTATGAACAACATAACACAAGCCATAAACTCTAAAATAAAATAGTTGTTGTAAGTTAGTTTTATTAACTATAAGTTAATAGCCGAGTTAAATTTATCAAAAAAATAATTCCAATTTGAAAATATGATTAAAAAACTTTTACGATTAAAAATCTTTTTTTTGCTAACTTGTTTTTTAATTGTTCTGCTTTGTTTTGTTGTAATTCAAAAAGGAATCCATCTTGAAAAAAGAAGAACAAAAGTATTTGGACAATATAATATTGTAGTAGGAACACCTGCTTTTGCAACTTATGAATGCGTTAAAGAATACAAAGAAACTGAAGATAGAATTACATATATTGATTTAGGTTCTATGAGTGAAGTTACGATTTTTAAAAATCAAATTTTAAAAATAGAAAAAACAGAGTGTTATGGTTTTAAAACAGAATATATAAATCAGTAAATATGAAAATGAAAAACTTATCGGATTCTTTACAATTTAGAGCTTTCTGCTGTAAATCACAAAAATTAATTTATGGTGTCAATAATGCTAGTAAAAGTAGTTCTTGGATTTTAGCTGTTTATGATGCCTTAGAAAATAAAGAAGACTGGATAATTCAACAAAGTACAGGTTATACAGATTCTGATAATGAATTAATTTTTGAAGGAGATTTAATAGAATATAGTTTAGAGCAAACTAATAATAGAATAGGTGTTTTGAATCACTCTATACCATTAAGTCAAGAATTTGTTTTTAAAAAAGATGGTTGTTTATATCTAGGAAATCAATCTACAAAATTATCAACAG